GTTCTGCCATTTTAACTGCTTTAAGGGCTTGTTCATCTAACTCTGTTTGATCTAACAGTTCTTTAAAAAAAGTACGTTTTGGTTTTTCTTCCATCTTTATCTCCTAAATATTCTTTGAATACCACGAACGCCAAATGACGCACTAACAATAACTCCAAGTGTGTATTTATACCAATCAGGGCAAGCATCAAGGGCTTGAAAACCTGACTCGACAATACTTCTTCCCCAATCACCACAAAATGCAAGTATCAAAGGTATAGAAAAAAGCAAAACTAAATATTCATCTTTCCAGGATGATTGACTTGCTTCTGCCATAGTCTGTTCCCACTTAATCTCACCTGTAGCAAGTTTTTCTTTTATGGTGGCTTCTGATTTAGCTTTAGCAACTTTTACTTCTGCATTAGCTTTAGTGGTCGCTACTTTGCCTTCTAACCAAGTACCTGCAAGGTTAGTTAATGGGCTTATTATTGCTCCTAGCATAATTATTTCCTCGAAGTGAATCCGAAATATGCACCAACAACACCAGACATAGCTAAATATTGAGTCATAATTATTGACTCTGCTTCTGCCATACGTTCTGGGTACAAGAGTGTAGCGATTGTTGTGCCAAGCATAGCAACTAATAATGCCCAACACATATAACGCCTGTTAGATTGATACGTTTGTTTATCAGGAATATTTTCGTTCATCTGGTAATCCAACTAATGTTGTTTTTCCGATTGTCAAAACTTCTCGTCTGTTATCTTCTGGCGATACATAACTAATGTGTACCCATCCTGCCATTGGGTCATCTTCCTTGTAAAACTCTAAGATTAATTGGTCAAAATCCAAGTTATGATTTATCCATTGAGCTAGTTTTATATTGCTTACAGAAGGAACTTCTATATCAACTGCCTGACCTTTTATATGTTGTGATGTTGGCTTACTTCCAATGGTGGTATTTAGTTCTAAACATCTAAACCAACTTGACGGTGTAAAAGGAATACCATAGTTGTTGCGAACAGGCTCTAGTATGTTATCTGCTACCAAGAAAAGGTTTTTAGCTACGTTTGGTGGTGCAGTATTATCAATGCCACACCTGTCTGCGGTCATACTGCGACAAGCCTCTTGGATAGTAAAGTGTTTAGAAATTTTCATTGTCTTGACCTGCTAATAAACTTGCAGGGTTTTGTAATCTCATAAGTAAATTCCTTGTTGCTTGTGAGCCTGGTGGTCTTATATCAAAAAGACCTTTACCTATTGTTTGTGGAATTTTTGTTCCTAATAATCCACCTGTTGCTACTGCTGCGGCAGTCATAGGATTAAAGTAAGACCCTGCTCCTAAAGTAACTGTAGGTATAGAAATTAATCTACCTGTTTTAGCAGGAAGTTGCTTTCCAACTGCTTGACTTATTTCTGTAAAGTCTCCCTGTCCTTTTGTTAATGCAAATTTATTTTTACTTATTCTTGATTCTGATTTAAGTAAATCTTGAGGCTCAATTAATCGTTCTGAGTCTTTACTTTTTAAAATTTTATCTTTTGCGTCATTTACTTTTAATAATCTTCTATATGCTATATTTGCATTTTGTATATTTATATTATATTGAGGGTCAATTCTTCCCATATTACTAGTGAAAAGTTCACGCAAATTGCCTAAAATTTCTTTTTTATCTGGCTGTGCTTTACTTATTAATTTATTTAACCTAATTATATCACTTTGAAAACCAACACCTGATTTTACGGATGATGGTCTTGGCACAAGTTCTACAGGACCAGTTTCAGCATCTATTTTTGCTTGTTTAACCCTTTGATTGTAGTTTTTTAATTGACGAGCATAATCATCACTTACATTTTTATATCTTTTAGATACATCTTTATTTTTTTCTGCAAGTTTTACTAAAGGTGGTTTTACAGGTGGTGGACCAACATCAACTTTTGTTGCAGGTTTTATATCAAACCCTAATTGATTAAGTTGTTTCTTTAATAATTCAAACATATTATCGTCTAGCTGTCTGTTTAAATTTAAAAGATTGTTTGCATCTTCAATAAATGTTTTATCAGCTTTAAATTGTCCTCTAGGAGTGTCAATTTTTGTATAACCCTTATTTACGGAATCGGTTAAAAATTCCATAGCATCTTCACCAAAATCTTTATACTTTTCTTTATCAAATTTTAAGCCTAATGGTTTTACAACTTCATCATAAATATAAGCATTAAAGTCTTGTAAAGTTTCTTGACCTCTTTTTTGATACCCTGCTCCTACAACTGGTATTTTTGCAAAAAAATCTTCTATCATTTTACCTGTGTCACCAAAACGACTTCCTAGTGTTGTTGTTATGTTTGCGTCTTTTAGTGCTTGTATTCCTTTGTCAATTTGTGGTCTTGCAACTCGACCCAATATGTTTAAACCTGTTGATGCTCCTCCACCATAAAGTGCTGAAGTTTTAATTTGTTCTTTTTTCTTTTCTTCAAAATCTTCGTCACGTTCAGTAAAAGTAGGAGTTAAAGCTCCGCCAGTGCCACCAAGAGTTGCACCTTGAACTGCTGTGCCTAAAAGTGTTCTTGGACCAGGTGCAAACAAAAGTGGTATTTCTGAAGTAAGACGACCTGCTAAACGAAGAGGGTCAAATTTACCTGCATCTTTACCTCTTCTTATTTGAAATTCTTGTTCTTTCTTTTTTTGTTCTTTTAAAATATCTGCTCTTTCATTAACAGGTATGTTTAAACCTGGAAATGGTAATCCACCAGAAGTTGACATAGCTAAAGATGTTGCCATATCAGTAGGATAAGCAGGTATGTCAGTTTGCAACCCTGTTTCTAATAGTGCATCTGAGGCATCCTTTAAACCTCTTCCAAATCTTTCTTTTTTTGTAGGTGCATCTTGTAACTCTGTAACAGGTAATTGTGAAATTAATTGTGTTAGTATTTGATTTTGTTTTTCTTTAGATTCATTAAAAAAGCTATCATCAACATTAAATGTAAAACTTTGACCCTCTTTATTTTGAACTGTTAAATTACCCATGTGTTATTCCCCTGGACCACCTGTAAATCTGTAATTGCCAATAGTCGTATTAAAAACATTTTCACTTTTATTGTTATTGTTGTCAGAAGCATTATTATTGTCAAATTCTTCTAAATCTATGTCTCTATTTTGACGCACGAATTTTTTATCGTTTTTATTTAAAAATCCATACATAGATTTAATTTGTGAATCAGTAAGGTTTTCAACCATATAATTTCTTTCAAGGTCCTCAGCATCTTCTAATGCAATTCTCCGATTTCTATTTTCCCCAGAAAGAGATAAATTTTCAAAAAACTCTGCCACATTTTGCTTTCCAACTTCGTCAAGAAATTCATCTTGATTTTTTAATTTTGCGTACTTTTCATCAACTGCAAAAATTTTTGCTAATTGTTCTCCACTTAAACTTTGACCATCTTCATCATAATAATCTTCTATGCGATAAATATTATTTGTTATAAATTTTTCCACATCAAAACCTTTTATACCTAAAAATTCTTCCGCAGTTAAATTTTCTACTCCACCTGATAAAATGTTTTGTAATTGTTGTGTTTCTAATTGTGCAATAGCTATTATTTCTTTTTGCATCCTTTTTAATCGTACTGCATTTTGCTTATCACTAAGATAAGGGTTATAAGCTGCTTGAACTAGCAATCTACCTTCACGTTCAGTAAATTGTGAACCTAAAGTATCTTTAAGAGTTTTAAAAACGATAGATGTTATTGTGTTAAAAGCATCTAAAGACTCAGGATAAAATATCGCAGCAAGAGCAGGTGCTTTGTCTGTTAAAAGACCTCTCGCTACTCCTCCTATGTTTTGTTCAGGGTCGTCTAATCTTCCTATAATATCATCAAGTTTTCCTAAGTCAGTTTGCACTGTTGCTATTCTTGTTCGTAAATCATTTATTCGATTTTCACCAAAAAAAGATTTAGTTATTGCTTTTGCTTGTGCGGTTGGTCCTAAAAGATTAGAAGAAAGACCTCCATACTGAGTGCTTGTCATTGTAGCTTCAACAAACTTTAATTCTTTTTGTATTCTCCGATATTCTTCTGTGCCTTTTTGTGTTTTACTTAGTTGATTTATTAAATTTTCTCTGTCTTTTTTTAACTCTTCAAACCTTTTAACTATTTTGTCACCTTCAGATTGTGCTGTTTCATCTAATGGTAGTTTACGATAACGATTTTGTTCTTCTAATAGTCTAGCTTGAGATATTTCTTCTGCTGCTTCTAATGCTTTTGTGTCGCCTAGCCTAGCAGCATCCATTAAATTTGTTGTCTGTGGAAAAAACTTTTCTCTTCTTTCTCTTGGTGTCATACCAAGTAACATTTTGCCTTGTTCATAAGGAACATTAATAGGATAATTGTCGCTAGTTAAAAATCTACGTCTTTTCGTTTGTGCAGGTAAATTAATTACGTCATCAGATAAAAGCAAACCACCTCTTTGACTTTCTGGAAGTGCAGATGGGTCTATTCTTAAACGTGGTCCAGTCTGAGTTGAGTCTGTTCTTATATTTTCTACAGGACTAAGTATGTTTTCTAATTGGTTAAAACGTTGTCCTTCTTTTCTAGCTTTTGCTTGTGCTTGTGATCTTTCTAAAAGACCTCCTCCTAAAACTGACCCTAAAAATAATGCGAGTGGTGCTACCATATTCTAATCCTATTTTTCATTAACCAAATCCTCCAAATCCTGCTTTTGCATCAAATCCTGATGAAGAGCCTCTTATAGTTTCATCATACGTTGTATTACGATCTAAACTTTGATCTTCTCCAAAACGTGCTGTTCCTAATGCAAGTAGTTCTCTTGGTTGAGTAAATTGTCCTGTACCAAAGTCATAAAGTTGACCCATACCTGCTTGACCTATTTGCTGACCAAGTAAACCTAAACGTGCATATTCTTGTGCTAATTGAGCATTTTGTTGTGCTAAATTTGCTTGCATATTTAAACCACGTTCTCTTGCTGCAATAGCACCTAACCTTTGTCTATCACCTTGATAGGCTAAATCTGCATCTTGTAGTTTGCGATTCATAATATTTCTTGCAGTTGCTTGTTGAGCAGTTAAATCTCTTGCTAACTGATCTCTTCCACCTGCTAACATAGTGGCTTGGTTTAAACGGTCTGCTGTTAAATCTCTTTGTAGCTGTGTTTGACCACCTCTTAACATTGTAGCTTGATCTGATATATCTGCTCTTTGACCTAAATCTGCTTGGCGTGTAGCTGCACCTAAAGCCTGTTGATAGGCTTGTGACCTTAATCCTGCACCTAATCCACCTCTTTGCCTTGCTATTTCAGCATCTAACTGAGCATCATATAATCCTTGTCTCCCTCCAAATGCTCCTGCACCTGCCTGTCTTGCTCTTCTTACATTTGCTGCTCTATCAGTTCCTACATCAAAGTCTCTTAATGAAGCATCTACTACGTCACGCATATAAGGGTCTTGGAAACGTGATATATCCGCAGGGTCAATACCTCTTGTTTGTACTCTTTCTAAATATGGGTCTATACTTTGATCGCCAATTTGTTGTAGGTAAGGGTCTATATCACCTGCCCTAATTGCCTGTTCACGTTCATACAATTCTGGATAATTTTGTTCTAAACTACCCATAGTATAAGAACCCCTGTCCATATACCCACGATAATAGTCAGCACCTAAATCTTCAATGCCTTGACCTACCCTTGTTAGCTCTTCTGGTGTTCTTCCTGTTGTTAAATTTTCAAGGTAATCTAATCCTCTAGGCTGTTCGTCTAATAACGCTAACTGCCTTCGTGTTGCTTCTTGTTGTGCAGGAGTTAAACCAATACCTACTTGTTGTTCTATAGGCAACTCGCTAGCAGAAAAAGCTCTGTCATATATAGGTTCGTTAATAGGTTTAGATATTTCTGTTTGATCTCTCATTCCTGGACTATTTGCTACAGGTTCGCCTCTAAAAATTGCCATTTATTATCTCCCTACTGAACTCATAGTTCTTAATCGAGCAAGTCTTTGTGATGCTTCTTCTTGATTTGCATCCATATCTGCAAAATCTTGTGCAAAGTCATAATTAGAACCTACACTTGGCTCAGGTAATGTAGATTGCGTATTTGAAATAGGTTTTGTTTTTATTCCTTCTTCATCTCTAAACAACATACCTTCACCAAGATTATTATATTCTTCATCTGTATTTAGCTCTGGTATTAAAGAAAAAATCTCATTTTCTGGAATACCTGCTTGTCTAAATAAATCTACTTGTTGTTGTGTAATGCCCATGTTTAAATTTTGCATATTACCAATGTTTTCAAAACCGCCACCTGTTATTAAATTACCTAACTCTGTTCCTGTAGGAAATGTGCCACCATAATTATCTAAGGCAGGAGGACCTAAATTGCCTTGTGCTGAACGATCTATACCTTGTTTATACATATCATCTACTGTGCCACCACGAAAAGACTGACCAAAACCTATTAAATCAGCTAACTGACCATACATTCTCATCCAATCATCAGGAACAATAGGCAAAGTACGTGAATCTTGTTTTACATCTTCTGTGCCTGTTTTTTCTGTTTTTTCTTTTGTTTTTGAAAAACCGAAACTTAAACTATCTAACATTATTACCTTCTCCTGCTTGTTGGATTAATGTCTATTGATGGAGTACCCTGTCTGTAAAAACTAGGTGCATCAGTTGCACTCCATGTAATCTTAGCTACTTGTCCTGTTGCTCTAACATCAACACGACCTGTATTGTTTGTTATGTTTTGAGAACTGTACGCACGTTCATTAGTGCCTCTTGCATCTCGTATTTGAGTGGTAAAGGTTACGTTATAACCACCTTGCAAATCTTCTGCATCAGGGTACATACCATTAATAAGCAAATGCTTATCACCATCACCAATATCAAACCAACCACTTGTTAATGACCAAGAACGTGCAGAGCCATCATCTGAGTACCCTTTTTCGTGAAACCAGATATTGCCATCTGTATCTACTGCCAATGGATATTGATAACTTCCTGCATCACACCATGAAGATCGGTTAAATGTACCTAAACTCCATGTTCCGTTTGTATAACTGTAAATAATATAACGAGATACTTCGTTTCCATCACGTTCATCAGGGTAGCTCCACCACACCTCATTGTATGCTGAGTTATGCCATGCGTATATTTTATCATGCTGTACCCATGCTAAATTACTAAACATTTCTCTTCGTACAGAGCTAACAATGGGTTCTAACTGACCACCACCATAGGCAAAAAACTGACCACTTGGGCTTAACCAATACAATCTTCCTCTTGCTTCACAAACTGCATTAGGACTAATTAAACCACAACCAGTACCTACTAAATCAAAGTTAAATACAGTTGTAGGGTCAGACGTAAACCGCATAGTGTAAATCATGTCATTACCAAGAATAACATTTTCATTCTGCATAGATATGCCACGCACAAGATATGTACCATTACTCAAAGTAAAGTTACCTGCTAGGTTACTTGCACTTCCTGTCCATGTCTGATTGTTTCCTGTATCAGTCCAAGAAACTCTTAATGGGTCATAATTACCATTACCATCTGTGCTACCAACCGCTACTAATATTCGTTCTGGTGTTACAAATGTAGAGCCAACTTTAGCAGGTTGATTGGGTATTAAATTAGCACTCATTAATTGCTTAACGGAAACATTGTCAACCGCACCGTTTAAACCACCTCCTGTTAGTTTAAATGTTTGACTGCCACCATTTCCTGTATAAAAAACCTCTTTATATGTACCTGATGAGCCTATTGCTGCTTTTATTGTTGTAGTTCCCCAAAAAGCATAAACAGAACCACTTGCAATACTGACATCAAAATCTAATATTGCCCATGCACCTGCACCTAATGATATAGATTGTGTTAAGTCACTATTAACTGCGGATGCTTTAATATCACTCCCTGTTAAACTCCACCCTGTACCTAAAGTCCAATAACCGCCAATAGTGGTAAATCCACCATCACTAATAGCTTCTGTTGCACTTGATTGTGGCGACCATTCATATATCTGACCTTCTCTTGGGCAAGCAATAAGGTTCTGACCCCATTTAGCAAGTGTCCATGTTCTAGGAAATAAATCTAAATTTGTACTAGGGCTTGCAAATCCGTCAGTACCAAAACCACCTGTTCCATAACCTAAACCTCCAAGACCATTTTCTTGTCCAGGTGCTAAACCATATTCATAATCAACAGTGCCACCACCTGTTGCACCGCTAGTTGCTTGTGCTGTATGTGTAATTGTATAGGCATTAACACTTGTTACACTAACAACGTGATAATCACCATTGATTGTAATTCCACCAACTGCACTTGCACCAGAAAATCTAACAAGCTGATTTACTTCTAAACCATGAGATGTATCACCAACAGTTACTGTTGTACTTTCATTTACAGTTGTAAATGGGTTAGATAATGTGCCACGTTCAATAATTGGTGTAATTGTTAATAAATCACCATCATTATCCATAGCATACAAGTCTGTATTACTGCCTATAGCAAGGTAAGGATTACGACTATTATCACTCCATGTCATCATACCTCTGGCTTTACCATATATTGTTTCAGTAGAAGCCTTTTCCTGACCGCCTATTGTTTCTGGTTTTCCATTTACAAACCGTATTTTATCTGCATCAACAAAATAGTTTTCAGCCGTCAAAGGGCTATCGTCTGGATGTATGCCTGGTTGTATGCGAATTGCAGATAATGGCATTACACTTTTGTCCAAGCATTTAAAAAAGCAGTTCGTTCATCACTTGTCATAATTGATTTACTAACCAATGTTGACGTTAAACTTTCTGTAATTTCTTTGGTAAAAAACTTAGACCCTGCATAGCGTTCATAGGCATATATAACATCACCGTCAGAACTATCTCTCATAGCCTTAATCACAACACCATATCGTGATGCAGTTAAACCTCCTGCAATCCATGTGTCCATAAATTCAGTTTTTGTTAATTTTTTAGGTTCTGTGTATTCCCGAGGAACGTGTTTTGAATAATCAGCATTTCCATTTTTATCATAATATACTGCCATTTTTATTTCCTTTTATTTAACTCTTAAACACATAGCAGGACCAAATGTATTCCATGTTGGAGAACTAATATCTGGTAAAGTTGTGTTATATGTAAATGCTTTTTTCCAACAATAACCGTAATTATTGACTGCAAAATTTCCTCCTGCCCAAATTACATTTCCATAATTGGTTTGAAAGGCTTTATGGTTTGTCCCTGGTGTATCTTTAATAAATTGTGCGTTAGCATTTAAAGAAAAACCAACCCAATATAACCCTTTTGTTATACTAATATCAGCAGTCGTATCAGCTACGCGAACTGTAGCATTTCCATCAAGTGCAACTTCAGCCGTTTGACCTAATTTAGTTGTTGGTTGCCCTGTTGCATCACTTTGCCATATGCCCATGACAAAATCATCTCCGCTATCACCAGTTGACCAGTTTTCCATAGCAATCCCATCACAGGTAAAATCTGCTCTTGCAATAAAAGCTGATGCGTAAATTTGACCTGTTGAAAACGTATCGCCTGAAAAAGTTCCATCTCCAACGAATGTTGATTGCATAGAATTACTTGGATAACAATTATCGGTATCTAATGTATCATTTGGATAATGACTTAGATTAACTGCACCTGCTGTTGGTTTATGTATACCCATTATGTAGCTGTCCTTTCTAATCCATCAACGACTACTGACACATTAGTTGCAGATGAATACGCAACTATAATTTGTGCAGCTTGCATATGGATTCCTGTGCGTTGAAAACTTTCATTAGCTGCCAAGCTGTAATCATATTCTATGTATTCATCATTTGATGGTGTGCTTCCATCTGCATTAGCTAATCGTACTGTTACTGCTGATGAATTTCGATTGCAAACATTTACATTAACTAAAGCCTCTTTTCCAGAGCCAACAGTATAAACTGAGGTATTTGTGGTAGCACTAAGATCAGCTTTACCAAGTAGTTTTAAACTCATATTATTCTCCTATAATGACATAGCATAAGACAATGCGTGTTCTTCAATGGTTGCAGGAACAGTCGCAGTAATTTGTAAAGTTTCGTTTGAACCATCATTAAGTGTAGTGACAGTAACATTACTTCCTGCAACAATTTTATTTTCAAGAAAATTTGACGTTGTATCATTGGAAGATACTTTTGCTTTACCATCTAAGGTTACACTACTCGCTACTGTTAAACTTTCATCTGCACCTGCACTATTAACTGTTAGTGTTATTCCTGTACCTGCCTGTAAAGCACCTCCACCACCACCAAGAAATCTATTAGTAGTATCAGAAGATGTAACTTTTACTGTACCTGCTGTTGATGAAGATGTTGAAGCTGCAATAGCTGTGTCCATTTGTCCTTTATTAACTGCATCGCTATCAAGTGTACCTGTAGTGAGGTTAAGGATTTTACCACCAACTGTAACTGCACCACTCGTTTGCATAGCACCGTTTACAAAAAATGGTCTGGAATAAACATTAGAGCCATCACAATACACTGTCGTATAAAAACCTGTTGGAATAGTCGGTCCAGTTCCACTAGATGTTTTAGGTACTATGTTTGCTCCACTTGCATTGTAAATAATAAAATGTTTTTCAGAACTAGGTACAACTACGTTTGCAGAGCTTGATAAACTACCTGTAAACAATAAAACTCTTTGTTTTGCTTGGTCGCTAACAGTGTAATTAGATGTAGTAAGAGTATAATCACCTGTTAAATTAATAGTTTCTACACCATCTGTTATCTGGTCAACACAATCTAATACTTCATTAAGTTTTGTGTCTCCCCATGTATTAACATTACTGCCTAAACTTTGTTTGCGTAGTCTGTTTCTTGTGGTTGCTGAATCTGCCATATTTTTTCCTAGCTTACTGTTGCTCCGTCTTTAACTCTTTTCCAGTTACTGCCATCACTTGTTGCAATCGTTCTACCGCCTGTTTCATTGGAAACTATAATTGCTGTATTAATAAATTCAGCAGGGTCAGGTAAATCGGCTACCAAGTAGGATTGTAAAGGTAAAGGTCTTTGAAATTGTCGTTCTATAAATTTTGTTATTTCTATTGGGTTATTGCTTACAAGGGTAGATTGTTTGGTCATGCAATAGCAACCTGGACACTAGCTCTTGTTGGCACAACACCAAATCGTGTTACTCTGTCATCTCTCATTAGGTCAGCTAATTGAGCATCATAAAAACTTTCCCATATCTGTGTTGCATTATAATCTTGCACATACAAACATAACTCAACCATAGAAGCACCGACATAAACACCTATTGCATTTTCTAAAACCCAATTAGATGTATTAGACGCTGACAAAGCAGGTATTGATTCATAGTAAATAATTCTAAGATCATAAGAAGCATCTGGTATTGGTCTAAAAAAAGCCTTGTTAGTGCCGACTATTGAATAGGCTTGTGGTTTAGATTGTGTTGTAGATGGAAACGTATTAAATAAACTGTTAATATCTCCATACCCTTGCAACACTGTGTAAGGATTTGTTGTAATTGCCATACTGCGTAAAGCTAAAAAACCTGTTGGCATAGTAACTGATTCAGTACCACCAGTTGTATTAAGTGTATCATCAACTTTTTCCATATGGCTGATACCACCTTTAGACATAATATTGTTTTGTATTCTTTGCTCTGCTTGTGCAATAGCTCTTTTAATCTGACTGTCTAAAGCTGTTGGTGAAAACGTAGTTACAGCATCAGATAAATCTGTTCTGTTAATTGTATCTGCTAAATGGGCTTGTAACTCATTATAGTTTTCAATACTCATATCTCACGTTTCCTGTTGCCTATTTTATGGGGTACAGTTTTTAAATATTTGTTGTCAGGGTCATCAAGAATAGACTTAGCTTTTTTCTCGTCATAAAGTCCTGTTCTTGCTTCCAAGCCTGATTGCTCTTTTATCTGTTGGAATAACATTTCTGGTACAGAAAACTCTTGCACCATTTCTTTACCCTTATAACCATCAAAGTTATTCTGTTTTTCTTTGTTTAGCTTAACAGTTGCTTTAGCAATATTGTCAGGTAATATTTTTCCTACAGTAATTTCTTTTGTTTTATGGTCAACAACCATGTAACTTTTTGTGTAAGTTAAAGGGTCTGTTTTTACATAAACAGCTTGCTCTTTATTTTTCTTAACAAGTTTATAATCCGATAGTACAGGATGACCCATACCTAATAACGGAGCATCTTTTTCTACGTCTTTATTTCTAATTTGCATAATAAAAAAATGGAGAGGCGTTTAAACCTCTCCACTCCAAGAAGGTTACGATAAATTACTTACAAAAGCATGGGCTTTAGGTGCACCAATTTTAAGTGTGTAACTAGCATAAATCATTTCTCGATCTGCCAAACCTGTTGTTCCCAAAGGTCTGTTTTGCATTGGCTCAAGAAATGCTACTTCTGCATACTTACTATCAACCATGAAAGCAGTAATATCTAAGAAAGATGTATCACTTGCCATTTGTCTGTTGACGGTTACAGCAATAGAACCAAAGTCCGATAGCCAACCTTCTACAGAACCAACAATAGTTGCAGCTTCATCTTTACTGATGCTTTGACGCACTTGAGCAGCTCCACTAATAGAAGATGCTAATGCAAGACCAGAAAACTTAATTTTTTGGTCAGGTGAAAGCATAATGAAATCTGGTGCACCACCATCTACATAGGCTTCTTTCAAAGCACCATTTAGAATAGTAAGTGTTAATGCTCTTGTTGTGGAATTAGCAAAATTCCAAGCATCAGTTCCATCACCTGTTGCAGCAGTAAATCTTTCTGTGCCTGTATTATCAGTATTAGTGATAAATGATGGTAAACCTGCACACTCGGTAACAGTTTGAGTGCCACCGACTGTTTGTGCATTGTTGTTTAACAAAATTACTTCCATATCACGTTTGAGTTCCAAACCACGAAGTAGTCTTTGTTCGTCCAGTTCGTCATCAATTCCTGCGACATCAACAGCATTAGCAGTTGTTGTTACAGCAAATGTTTTGAAAGAAATAGCAACTCTGTTTCCAACACGACTACGAGCTGTAGCAGCAGTTGGTGTAGGCTCATCACCTTCAAGTTGGAAGTTACTTGTGCTTGGTGAAGCAAGAGTTTGAATTTGCCATTCTACAAAACGGTTAGTAGCTCTACCTGCGGTAGAAATATTACTCTGAAAAGGTGTCTCTTCTGGGTCTATGCGATAGACAATATCGGCAAGGTCCTCCCTTATACCTATCTGAGCAAAGGTATTTTGGGCATTTGTTGTCATTGTCATGACGTTATTCTCCTAAAATAAAATTATGTTTTAGAACTACGCTTTGCTTTCATTAAAGCCATAGCATTAGCTCTGGATGGGTTTTTATCAAAAGCCTCTTGTGCTGATGCAACAACACGATTTTTACCTGCTTTTAAACTTGTTTTTGCTCCCCCTTTAAGAACTTTTGGCTTACGAGCAACCTTTTTATTTGCTGTTTGGACTTTTTTAGAAGTCTCAGCAAATCTTCGTGCCATATCTAAAGCCATAATAGCTCTTGGGTCTGCAATATTATGAATTTCGTCAGCACCAAAACCAAGTTTTTCTAATGCAAACTGTGATGTTTTTGATAAATCATTTTCAAATACATCTGCTTTTTTCCAATCTGATCTATACACACCAGACTGTAAATCATTAACAGCGTTTTGTTTTGATTTTTCTATAATGTTTGTTTGCTCTTGTCTTAGTATAGCAACAGCATTTTGGCGTTCTTGTGACCTTTTTTCATAACGTAGTTTATATATCTGCCAATCATTAGGATTAGTTTCTGCTAATTGTTCCCAATTTGGCTCTGGTTCTGGTTTCATAGATGCTAAAGCAGCATCTAAAGCAGTAATTCTAGCTTTTGCTTCCGATTCTACAGCTTTTCGTTCACTAGCGAGTTTCTGTGTTTTTCGGGTATAATCTGCTTCACGAAGATAACCTTTTTTGATGTCATCAGCAGTTAAAGGTGTTCCATCATCCAAAGTTAAAAGAACACCATTGGTTTCTTCTATAACTTCTTCTTCTGCAACCTCTTCTTCTGGATTTTCTTCTTCGGTTGTTTCTTCGGGCGTTTCTTGTTCCTGTTCTTGAGCTTCAACAGTTTCTTCTTCAACAGCCTTAACTGTTTCTTCTTCTACTGCCTCTTCCTCTTCGGGTGCAGGTTCATCAGCTTTTGTAGATCGTGCTTTCGCCAAAGTACGAGCTGCTTCTGAAACTTTATCTTGTTCTACACTTCTTTGTGCTTGGAGAGCCTTAACTCCTCCATGCAAAGACAGAGCATTGTTGCCTTGATCTAAAGGCAAGGTCATGTTGTCGGACATAAATACCTCTTATTTAATGTTAAAATGATGGAATAAACCTCTTTTTAGAGGCAAATTCACGCTGTTGCTTGTCAGTTAATTTACCGCCATGCAGTACAGCTTTTAGATGTTTTTCTACAACATCTATATCTTTATATGCCTCCAAGTAACGATAACGACCTAAATCATCTTTTTGATCGCAAAGTGATGCTTGTTGCATATAAGTTTTCTTTAAAACGTCAAAACTTTCCCAAATTGCAGGATTTTTCTCTGCATCTTTAGCCCATTGTAATCTTTCTTCTTCGGTCATGCTGGTTTGCTATGTTTTTTATCTTTATTAAACATACCTTTTAAATCAGATGATGTGCCTTTATACTCTTTACCTATGTTGTATTTATATTTTGCACCAAACGTAAGAGAAGGCACAAATTTATTTCCACCAATTCCTTGTTGTCTAAAAATATTAGCGTCTATAGATGGTCTTGGTTTTTTTACTGTATCAGGACCAAAAGGAATATTTAATGCAACACGCCCAGAAGTTCCTGAATAACGAGATGGAAACCCTCCACTTAAACTTACTTGACCTGAAAACCCACCTTTTTTAAATCCTGCCATATTTTTTCCTTTTATAAAAGTTGTTCTAATCCACTAGCAATAATAATAAGCACAGCCAAACCCCATAGCTTGCTATCTAAACGGTCTATCTTTCTTTCTACATCAGCAAATCTTTGTGAACATTCAAGTTCATGTTTTTCTAGTGCTGATCTTAAATCTTTGCTTGTCATGTTCTGTATCGCCTTGTTTTTTTAGCAATCTTTTTAGGTTGTTTACTGTGTTGTTTACCTTTTTTAGTATCTTCTCGTTTCTTGCGTGTTGTCGCTGCATATTCTTTTGCAGACATAGATTTAATAGCTTTCTCTGGTAAATACCGTTCACCTGTTTTACCAGAAGGTTTACCAGATTTAGTACGCCACTTCTGTTTAGTCCACTTCTTAAGACTTTTTTGACTTTTTTTGAGTGCCACTCTTTTTTCCTTTAACTTTCTTCTGAACAGCCTTTGATAACTTACCTAGATGATAGAGTTTTTTGCTGCTTTTTGTATGCGTTTTACCAGAATGTAACTCACCATTAGGCATTTTATGCATACCACCTTTATGTTCTTTACCATCTTTAAAATAATGACGAACTCCTTTAGCCACGATATCCACCTCCTGCTTTCTTGTATTGTTGTGCTAACATTTGAGCTTTACGTGCAGACCATTGACCTGCTTTACCACCTTTTGTACCTGCTTTAATTTTGTTAAATAATCTTTTACGCATAGTCGGTTTAGTATAATTACCTGCTTCATTAACACGACTTTTAGTTTTTTTCTTTACCACGCTTTGCAGCTCCAATAACGTGCTGAAAATTTATCTTTTGCAGTATCACAATTATGCCTTGCTCTAAAAGATTTACGCCTAGCAGGTTGATCTTTTTTAATTGTCATGTTTTTATCGCCAAAACGTACAAGTTTTACCTGATTGCCTTTTTTAGCAAGCACAGCCGATTTTTTAGCACCTTTTACTGACCTTTTAGGCTTGTTATAACCACTAAAAGATTCACCACGATACTGCAATCGACCAGACGGTGTGCGTTTAACTTGTGCTGTTGTTGCCATTAATATTTTTTACCCATTTTTTTAACTTTGTTTTTTGTTTTATTTTTCTTTATTGGTTTCTTTTTATTTTTAGTTTTCATAGGTTTTTTATACATATATCCAGGCATTTTGTTCTCCTAATACAGTTTGTTTTCAGGTGTATAGCCATCTTTATAGGCTTCGTTTATATGCGGTGTTTCTGGGTCATCAGGAATAAAATGACCTTTTTTATTCCTTGTTTTTTCTCCAGAAAGTTTACGCATAAAAAAGTTTTTAATACTTTGCAACCAAGACATAATTCCTCCTAATCAGGGATAATACCCTGTCCTTTTGGTGATTTTTTATCTATTGCATATTTTTCTAAACTTGCTTCTACTTCTAGCTCTTGTAACTTGTTAGTGGCATCAAGAGCCATTTTTTGACGTTTTAACTCAGCATCTAACAACATTTTTTCATACTGCATTTGTAGTTTTTGTATTTCAGCAGGTGACATTTGTGTTCCACTATCTGCAAGAACTTGTGCTTCTTTTAAGGCGAGTTCTCTTGCTTTCAACTGTAAATTCATCATGTCAACCTGGAAGTCCTGTTGATCTTTTTGTTGTTTACGTTGTGCTTCCATTTGCTCGGCAGAAGGTGGTTTTTGTGGTGGTTGATACCCAATAGGTATTTCACCAAAGTATTGTTCAGGGTCTTTTATGCCTGCTGTTTGAGCCATATCCTGTAAAGCTCTTGAGTATTTATTAAGGTCAACAAGAGGTGAATTAACCCCAAACTGACCTATAATAGCTTCCTGCTTACCAACAATAGCATTAATCATAGCCATATCTCTGTCTCTGTTACCTGTACCAAGACCTGTATCAATATTAACATCTGCTTCTTTAAACATTTCCCATTGGCGAGGGTCTATAGCAACTTCCTGACCTGACATACGAATTATACGAGTAAAATCCTGATATTTTATAAGTTGTTTTAGTACACCAGAAAATAGCTTTCTCATGCCTCCATCTGCCCACATACGAGCAATCATTTCTACTTTACCTAAACTTGAACTGTAAGCTATGTTAGCTGCAGTTGCAGTCTGGTTTGCAAGAACATCAGGCTCTAATCCCATAGATGCTTTTGATACACCTGTGCGTTTTTCTGCCTCTGTTTCAAAGTGAGTCAGCATATTAAGAGCTTGGTTTCCAACAAAAGGAACTTGCATCTCACGAATACTACCTGCTCTTGTTACATAGACTGGTGCTCCTGGTGAGAGGTTGGTCAACTGCTCGGGGTTTACTAAGTTGTCAAACACAACCTCTCTTTGGGGAGTCATAGATAAATAACCGCTATCAAGCATCATACGAGTTATAACAGTATTTGCTCTTTGTATTTCTACAAGGGCATCAGCAGGACAACGACCAAAAAACAAGTTAGGAATAGGTTCTGGGCAAAAATCAGAAAATACAATTTGACAGTCATACCGTTCCATAGCAAGAACTTCGACTACATTTTCACCGCCACCACAAACAAAATACCACTCTCTTACCCCTGTACCGTCATAATCACACTTAACAATACCTTCGTGGACTAACACTTCTCTTAATGCAGGGTCAGGACTGTCGGCTCTGTTTCTTTCTCTGTAGTAATCATCATATACTTTTGATTGATATGCTCTGTTTGTATAGGTTGGCAAACGTGCAACTGTATCTGGGTCATAGCCCATTTCAATAAGATCACCTGCTCTGTAATACGTTCTGTGTGATTTTAAAACAGCATCTTCAAGGTTGCGAGCATCCCTTGATATAACAAATTCTTCCCACTCTATGTTTTCTATTTTAACGGTACTAGTGTTTACTGTTCTTTCAACTGTAAGATCATGTTCTGTTAAAGATAACATACCTTCGCCCATAGGTGACGGACCTTCAACAGATGTTGCAGTATGAGCCTTGACTTCAAGTTCTGGATTTGCCTCTACTTTTTGAACAATATCAGCAAACTCCATGTCGTTTAAACCTTCATAGGTTTCTTCTTCTTTCTTACTGCTTTCATTGTAATAACTTTTAACAACACCAACTTTACCTACAAGTGCGTTCCAAGCCCAATCTCTTATAATCATTTCACCATGATTATCTTTTCTAAACACACACTCGTTTACATAATGGGTAATAATTTCTGCTATTTTAGTATTTTGCTCATTATTAGGTTCATAGATAGCTATGTATTTTCCTGCTGTAAACACACGCAGTAAACTAGGCAACATCATATTTATGTAAGTTGATACTGCTCTGTCTGTAACCCTAGACCTGCCTTGTGGTGCAGGTAAATCATCCATAACACCACGATAGTATTCATAGGCTGTTTCTCTGTCATCTGCTATAAATTCTGACCCTTGTATATAGGTCATAGCATCAGAAATTTCAGATGATAAAAGTTGCTTTAATTGATCTTCAGTAATACCTTGCTCTACTTCAGTTTCCATTGTTTCTGTTACTTGCTCAACTTTAGCAATAGGCTCTTCGCCCATAACAGTCTCTTGCATCATTTCTTCATCTAAAATTTGGGGTTCTGCCACTATTTTGCACCTTTAAGTATTGAGGCTATAGTTACTGTTACATTTGTTCCAGTATGTGTTGCCATATAATTAACAATTTTTGTAATATTATTATAATGTGGCTCTTGATCTTGTACTAATGTTGCTCCGTTACTAAACCTCCAATCTGTGCCTAATTTTTTGAACTTTAGTCCTGCCTGTGCAAAGCCCTCAGAAAGTGAGTTTGGTTGTCTGACAGGCTTTATTTTAGGTTTAGGAGGTGTTTTATCGGCTGTTTTAGTTGCTCGTTTCTTTTTTACGCTATCCATGCTGTGTTAAACTCCAATTCTTTGTATTTACGTCTGGGTTTTAAGCCTATAGCCATGTATCTAAAACTATCGGCTGCATGACTTGTCCAATCATGCAAGGGTCTGTTTTTAAATGCCTTGTTTTTATCGTCAAAAGTACGTCTATATTGCTTTAATGCCTCTATTCCACGTTCACATTTTTGTTTATCAAACCAACAACGGTTTAAAATGCTTCGACTTGCCTGTATTCCATCTTCTAAACCAAGTTTTTCAGCAACAAATGGCTCTAAACCAAGATTTCTCAGTACTTCAAGGCGTGATTTTCCTGTTCCAAGCTCTTTTACCTCAACATCATGCGGAAAAACATGAGTTCCATACTTATAGGGTTTATCTTCTAAGACTTTTGCATAATGATCGAGTCCAACACCAGAAGCCTCATAGTAATCTATTAGCCTTACCTCGTTTCCAATCATCTGAATAAACCAAATGGCGGTGCTATCACCAATACCTAAATCCCAACTTGTATGCACTTCATGGTCTGTTTCATAATGTATGAAAGTTATTCGTTTTTCATCCTCTGCCTCTTTCATTTCCTCACCATAATATGCACCTTGTATAGCTGCTTCAAAGGAACACTCGTATTCCTGTGCATATTGATCTTCAGTAAGGTCATGTTCAGCAGATTCTAACTCTTTTGCATCAAGTATATTTGTTTTACTTGCTTTCAAAGTTGTATGAAACCACCCATCTGTAACTGCTTGTTCATACACTTTATAAAAATCGTTATGCCCTCTTGGTGTACCTATCCAAACACACCATCCTTTACGATCTGACAAAGCAGGGCGTATAACTTCCCAAATATTAGGGTTCATATCTGCATATTCGTCTAAAATAATACCATCATGGTAAATTCCACGCAATCTATTGACATTATCAGCACCATAAAGCCTAATTCTTGCTCCATTATGGTAGTC